ATTTATCTTTTTCATTAATATAGTCTATGTGGGTTTTGTTGAAAGGCACTACGTAATTATTAAATGTTTTTTTTAATTGATTTTTTAGGTTTTTTCTTAGTTTATACTCTAATTTTAGATCGAATTCCTCAGCGAGCGTATCAACGTATAGTCTTATATTTAAACAGAGGCCAGAGCCTCTAAAAATCTTAGGTTCCTTTGGAGGGACATGTAGTTCATTCCACATGAAATTGTAGAAGTCTGTGAGTGTAGGATTAGTTTTCATGAATTTTCCTTATAATGGTGTCGAGCGTATCATGACATGAACCTTTTGTCAAGAGTCAGAGAGAGAGATACTAGATTAGTTCAGAAGTGGGAGCAAAATAGATCAATGGATCATTTGTATAGTCCCTGAATTGATCCATAATATGTTTAGTGATCCATTCATTCAATTCTTGGAGAGAGGAAAAGAGATTAGTGGCAAGGAAATAGATGGATTGTATTTCTGGTGTGAGTATCGGAGCAAGTGGAACTATTCCTAGCTCGTATTGCACCATGTTCTGAATGAGGGATGCATTAGAGAAAGATAACCCTGCCTCAGAGAGAATAGAGTGGATGGGTTTCCCTGTGTATTTAACTGGGTTAAATTCTTGCTTAGTGATTTTATTTAGAAGGGTGAAAGATGGCATACTCTCATTAGGTGCAGATGGTGCAAATGCCTCTGCATTCATGGTCAGTCTGTTGAATCTGAACATGTTCATATTAAAGGGGAGTGGTTCAGATATGTTAGAGTAGGCAGATATCTGAGATTCATCGAGGATTACAAATAGTTTATCTGGTGTGTCAGATAGAAGATTTAAGGCTTGTCCTGCTGCAAGAGCATCTTCGAACCGTGCGAATGGTTTAGATTTCCTCGGGCGCAGGAATCCAGTGGTATGAGGAATTAGTAGGTAGAACATGGTAGAAAGTGGGGATAAGAAATAGGAAAAACTATCTACTATGTGAATAGTAGATAGTTTGCGTGGGAGATGTGGATTAAGATTCTGAATCCATTAAATCTTTGTGGACTAATCCTTTGAGGAATAATACATCTGCGCCATATACTTTATTCTCTCCACAAGAGGAACAAGTATAGCGAACTGCATCTGGCTCTACTTGTTCATCTGTGGATTCTCCGCAGGCTAGGCAGAATCCCAGAGAATCTGATTCTAATTCTAGAAGGAAAGAGAGTGTGGGTTTCCACTGAGTTTTTCCAGATTTAGCCTTGTATGTTACTGCGTGTGCCATGATAATTTCCTTTAGTTAATTACCGTTAGGTAACGGGGTTATTCCTCATCAATTGTTTCATCAATGTATTCTTCTTGTTCTAGTGTGAAAAGAATCTCATACTGATTGAGGTGAGCTAGGAATTCAGAGAGATATTGTTCTGATGCGTATTGAATTAATTCCCTGAAGATATCGAAGATTAGTTCAGGAGATTCTTCTAGGATTTCCATGAATTTTTCTTTGGCTGGAGGGAGCATGATTACTTTCCTTTCTTTGATGTGAAATGACGATAGAGGAAGATGGCAACATAGATGATTACCATCACGAGGGAAAAGATATCTATTGTGTCCATTGTGTTTTCCTTAGTAAAGTGTAGAGTAGAATTTGCGTAGCAGATTCTACAGAAGGATAAATGCAATAATGTAGGAAAGAATAATAATTAAAAATGTGAAGTGTGGAGAGTACATAGTGGTGGTATCCTATGCGCGGGTAACGCAGGTGGAGGGAGAGGTAATAGATAATAGTAATGAGGGAAGGAGACTAGAGGAATAAATAGTGCTAGATAGTGGAATGGAGAGGTAATCTAAATAGATCATGGGTTCCTTCAGTTGACGTGTCAAGTATGTATATTTTGAAAGATACCCCCCATAAGAAAAATTGATAGAAAAAATTTATAATGAATTATTTTTTATTTATTTTTATTTTGAATGAAAAAACTTTAGCCCCCTTGTTTTAGATAGTATCTAGTATAGTTTGGCTTAGTGGCTAATTAGTGGAATGGAGAGGGTATTTAAGGGTTAATCGGGCTACGGACACCACCCTACCCCTACCCTACATACGTAGGGTATGTGACACATTAGTATGTGTATGTTAGTATGTTGGTATGTGGGTATGTGAGTATGTAACCCCTCTTATTGATATACTAAATAGCCTATTGGATAGATTGATTAGTATATGAATAAGATTGGTTTTGTTTTTTTATTTGCAAGAGGGTATCTCAGATCAGTAGAAAGTATATAGTATATAGTATTCCTACTTTTTAATTTCTTTTTCTATGAAACATCAAATGAATATTGAATGCGCCGGGGGATGTCTCATAGAAAAAGCCTGCACGGTGGCAGGCTTGTTTTAGGGGAATGGGGATTTAGCCTTGGGCTTGGGCTTGGGCTTCAGCCTTTTCTTTGTCGGCGCGGATCTTGTCATGCGGCGCGTTTGCGCCTTTTATCATGGAATACAGCCGATCGAATGCCAAGGTTGGGAATCCGTCAGGTAATACGTGTATTGGGTTCCCAGTGGCAGGGTCAACTTTGGGATTGCGCACGTTGTCCCAATTTACCAGCACATCGTGCTGGTCAACGGCAAACAGTGCGGGCAGGTTTTTATTAGTCACTGCTGCCGGGAAATCTACGGCGGGAAGGCGCAGGAAAATTCCGCAAGATGCCAAAAGCGGAATTGCCGAAACAATCGCCCGCGCATCGGCCACGCGGTCGGCCTGTAAATATTTAGTACCTGCACTTGCGGCTGGGTCTATGGCGGCCGCCAAAACGGCGGCGTCAATTGTTGCCGCCCACAGTGTAAACGCGCTTCCCGATTTAGTGTTGTCTTCATTTTTCATACTTGAAGCTAAGGCGTAAATGCCCGCTTTGAGTAAGGCCGCCTTTAATGCTGGTCGAGATTCAATCTCGGCCAAGGGCAGGCTAATTCTTTCCTGTTGCGTTTTCCCGCCGAAGCGAGTACCCAAGGTTACTGTAATAACAGATTGATTGTCGGTCATGATTTTCTTTCCTTTGAAAAAAGGGTTTGCTTTGATTTGCCAGGATCTTCAGATTCTGGCGCGCTGGATTGTTTTAAGACAATCCCCAATGTCCCCTATTTTTCAAGGGGACAATGGGAATGCCCTATCCCAAACAAAACTCTGCGGACGAGTTCGGCAGGAAATCACTATTCCTCAGCATGGCCATTGTCACGGCCTCCACTTCCCGCCGCATGTTGCGGCGGGACAGTGTTGAGTAACAGCGCCACGTTGTCGCGCGACCGTTCATCCTTGGACTGATCACAAGGCGGTAGCGTCCGCCCACGATGTCAGTCTTCGTCGCTGAGATTTTAATTTCCATTTTCTTTCCCTTGTTAAAAAATAATTGGCGTTTAGTTTCGGCGCGCCCTTCGCGCCTTCGACGCTAGGGCGCCCGCCCATCGAGCGCCCTAGTATTCGACCTCTATTGTGCCCTAAGGTTCCAGCCTGTCAAACAATAAAGTGTAATAGTTTGTAACAGCAGATTCTCATTCGCATCGGGGGGGGGGGGCGAGGCTTTTTTACGCGGGGGGAGGGGCTCTTACTCTTGACACCTTACAAAAATTTCTAAATTTTTATTCATAAATTTCTAAATTTTTTATTAGTAATTTTACCCTCCAAAAATTTTTGAGAGGGGTGTTCCCTCTAACTAACTTTCCCCCTCTATACTTAAATTATGGCCTCCCGTGAACAAATCTTAGCACTTACAGAAGCAGGAATGACTCCTGCCACAATCTCCACCCACGTAGGAGTCAGTGAATCTTACATCTCTCAAATCCTCAATGAATCTTCTATCAAGAAGAAAGTCATTGAGGCGCAGCTTGCTGTCCTAGATGAGCGCACTGCACGAGACGCAAAGTATGATGCACTAGAAGATACTCTCCTCCACAAGATGCAATCTATTGCGCCACAACTCTACAAACCACAAGATGTTCTTCGGGCACTTCAAGCCATAAATAAAGCAGAGCGCAGAGGAGCTACTTCTCAACAATTAGCTGAACTCTCAAATTCCCGTGAAGCCTCTACAATCGTCCTAGAACTCCCAGAACGAGTCCGCACTAAAGTAATTAAGTCTCACACTCGTGAAGTTATCTCAGTAAATGATCGTGCCCTCATTACTAAAGACTCTAAACTTCTTCTGGAGGAAATTGCATCTGCTCCAGATGACTCACTTATCGATCCATTAGATGTTGATCTTCCAGATCCTGCGTCCATAGGACGACTGCCTCCACCCACTGATAATTAACCATTCCTGCGTCCGCAGGACGCCAGTTATCCATTATGCACCCTTCCCTATTCATCACTCATTACTAAATAAAATGAGCCTCTCTCACCTAGCCATCCTTCCTCCACAGACTCCGCAAGTCAAACTAAAACTTACGAAGTCTTACCACAACATCTCTGCCCGACTCAATGCCATTGAGTCCGCAGAATGGACTCCCTTTGCCACTTCTCATCTCATCAATAAAGAAAAAAGCAAGGAATGGAAAAGTTCAAAAGAGCAGAAGTAATTAGACTCGCAGAGATTGATTTCAATTTCTTCGCTGCTCTTTGCCTCCCACATGTAATGGAATTCGATTTCCCTCCAGAATATCTTGCCATGAGTGACATGGTAGAGGAATCTGCACGCTCCACTACGAAAGAAGATCATAACTTTGCACTAGGACTCCCCCGAGGATTCGCCAAGACAACTTGGGCCAAACTAATGGCAGCATGGCTCTTTTGCTTTACAGATAAGCAATACATTCTTACTGCCTGCTCCAATGAGTCAAAAGCACAATCCTTCAATGCTGACGTAGCAAAGATACTAAGTTCCCCTAATCTAACGCGACTGTTCGGCTCTTACACTGAGGGCGCAGAGAAAGACTCAGCCACACTGAAAATCTTTACTTATCGTGGACTCACTCGTGTTCTCCATGCAGTAGGTGCAAATGGTGATCCTCGTGGGTATAACATCAGTTTCCTCCGTCCAGATGTTCACATTTGTGATGACATTCAATCTCGGGATAATGCTCGTTCAGAAGCAGAATCAAAAACTCTCTACGAATGGTATCTCTCCACTTTCTATCTAACTAAGACACCTCGTGGTCTTCTCCACATCTTCATTGGAAATACATTCCCTTACACTGGATGTATTCTCTCGAAGATACGGAAAGATCGTAACTATACTTCATTCATTGTGGGAGCAATCCTCTCTAATGGAGAATCTCTCTGGCCCCAACTGAACTCTGTAGAGAAACTCAAAGCTGATTTCCGTCGCCTTATTGATGCAAAACAGCCTGAGATATTCCTCTCAGAACTGATGAACGATGATCGTTCAGTTGCTGCAATTGGCTTTGACTATGCATCTCTCCGTGAGTGGGATAAAGAAGATTATATATCTCCAATGAGTGGCTTTGTCATGATTGACGTAGCTGGAGATAAGAAGGATGCAGACGATACCGCAATTGGAGTATCTCTCTTTTACGATTCACTCAACCTCCCCTACTTCCGTGATCTTGCAGTAGGCAAATTCTCTCCACTAGACACAATTAAACATGCTCTACGCCTAGCCACTAAATACAATATACAAACAATCTTTATTGAGGCAGTGGCATATCAATCCTCATTACTATTTTGGGCAAAGTATGTCTGTAATCAATTTGGGCTAGAGGGGTTTAACTTCCTTCCTATCTCTCCGCGTAGAATACCAAAGAATGTCCGTATAATGGATGCACTCAGAGCACTTCAGGCAGGACAGATCATTCTCCATGATGATATATCTGCGCAAGTTTTAAATCAAATCTCTGAATTTGACCCAACTATCACAAACAACAGAGATGACATCATTGACCTTCTAGATTACATGAGAGAAATTCCTCAGAAGCATCCTACTGAAATCTCTCTACTCCTTGGAGATTCCTATATGGTGGCTCCTACTTCTCTTGATGTGGCTCCCTGGGCCAATTCTCCCATCTAACCTATTCCATCACCATGTCTATCGAAGAAACTCTCCTCACTTACGTCAAACCATTCATTGTAACCAATGTTGGTTTAAATGACCATAGAGCACGTCTAGAGAAAATAGATAGACTCATTGAGCGTTCTTATTCTCCTAATTCTTCATCTTCACTTCGTGATACCTTCCACGAAGATCAACGAAAGAGAATAGAAGAAGAAGATGTGACTATTCCTGTAGTTGGCCCACAGATTGCCACACTTACTGCGCAACTCTCTAAGATATTCCTTCGCACTGATCCTCCAGTGCAGATGTTCTCTGCTCCTCAGGCAGCAGACATAGCCAATCAATACAATATCCTCTATTCTCGCTACTCCCGTAAGTTCCAATGGCGCCGTAATCTACTCCTCATTCTAAAAGACGCAGTATCTTATAATTTCTGTGCAGCAGAAGTGCGCTGGAAAGCCAGAGCAGTGCGTTCAGTTGGTTCTTCAGTCAATACATCCACAGGAAAATTCCGCACTGCTACTGCATTTGAGGAAGGTGAAGTAATTGAACATCTCCACCCCTACAATGTATTTTGGGATGGTTCAGTTCCCCTGAATGAAGTATCTTATCGTGGGGCCTACGCAGGCTATGTAAAGAACTACACTCGTATTGCACTTGCACAATTTCTCCGAGACGAAGGAATAGAACTCTCCCAAGATCAATGGAAAGACATTTCCAAATTGGAAGGCGTAACTGCTCCCCTCTCTTACT